TTGCCAATGGTGGCGACCGTACTGCCGTTAACATTCCAGAGATGTCAGTTACTGATGTTATTTTTAAGTTTGGTGTTGGTGGAGAGGACAAGCGTGGTTCAAGTAGTGATTTCCTAAGCGAATGGAAGGGTCCAATGACTCAACGTACCTGGGGCAACTACAGAGTTGTATACGAGCACAATAAATCTGGACATGCAACTAAAGTAAAAGAGTTGGTAATAATGCCAGGTGAAAGCATTAGTATGCAAAAGCATTCGCTACGCAACGAATACTGGCATGTGGTAGAAGGTATGTGTGATGTTTACGGAAACATGCATGTTGATGGTTACAATCTTCCGCCCAAACGGTTGCAGGCTCACGAGAACCATTTGGTCCTTGTGGACCAATGGCATAGGATCAGTAATCCATATAAACATCCTTGTAAGATTGTTGAGATCCAATTTGGTCCATTGTGTGAAGAAGAAGATATAATTCGCCGTTCTCATCAGTTGACTTTCAGAGGGTAACCTGCTACACTTACTCCTGTAAGACTTTAACTTTAGGAGATATAATGAGCTTTACACCCGAGCAAATTGCTAAACTGACAAAAGTGATCCAAGAAGGCGTTCAAGTTAAACGCGAAATCGATGACTTGAATGTGGGCCTCAAAGAAACAGTTGCGGCAATCGCAGAAGAAATGGAAATTAAACCAGCGGTCCTAAACAAGGCCATCACTAAAGCGTTTAAGGGCGACTTTGACAAGGACCAAACAGATTTGGAAGCAGTTGAAGAAATCCTAATCGTAACAAAAAATAAGGCGTAAGGTTTGAAAAAGCTACTAGTAAGCATCAAGGACTATGTTGTAGAAGATTGGCGAGAAAGTCCGGTTCGTTGTGTGCTGGAAATTCTCGCCTGGATCTTAAGCATTACTTGTTCTGTTGTAATGATGCTTACAGTACCTACGCCACCGTTTCTAATCCTATATCCATTGTTTATTTTGCAATGTGCAATTTTTGCCTGGGCCGCAATGACCAGGGGAAGCACTGGAATGTTGGCCAACTACATTTTGTTAGTAACAATCGATTCTGTGGCACTTGTTAAACTGTGGCTTCAATAAAACCAAAGATACCTTTAATTCGTGTGATAACATGGAAGCTACGCATCAAGAAAAACGATAAGCGTTATGCTGGTCATCCACAATTTTTGTTTCATTTAGAATGCCCTATTACTGGCGACGAGAACTTTTTTAAGTTACGAGCATGGTGTTGGGAAACCTGGGGACCAAGTAAAAGCTGGTACGATTGGCAAAACGCATATTCTCGAAACTTATTTGGTGATGAGCTTTGTCAAAATCCATATTGGTGTTGGATTGACGATGAGCAAAGACATCGCTTATTGTTTGCAACTAAAGATGAAGTAGCATTGTTTAAATTAAGCACCGGGCTAGGATAATGAAAGCAACTGTACATCATTGGCGCTATGAAGATGGTTGGCGAATTGTGCCTGCATTTTTAAGAAAAGATAAAGATGTAGAGAAAGAATTTGAAGAATATGTTGTTGGCTGGCATTGCTGGGTATATCCCAATGATAATCATGAGTTTTTAACTTGGATGGAAGAAAACTGCCCAACGGCTGATTGTACTCCTAGGTTCAACAGTGGCGACCCAATGATTACTGTACACATCAAAGATAAAAACGAAGCCGCGTACTTTATGTTAAATTTTCAAGTATGAAAAGCTTATACATCGGCGATATCAACGAATACGAGTTAGTAAATTGGCTAAGTGAAAACATAAGCCCTGTGGCAATGACTACAAGAGCCGAATACCAGTATTTTGATATGTACCATGGTGACGATGACAAATGGATCATGGATACTACAGATGTCAGCGATGTAAGCAGTAGTAAGTGGGATACTATAACTCATGTACAGTTTAAGCACAAAGAAGACCTAATGCTTTGCCATTTGGCATGGGGAGGCACTATACAATGAGATGGTTCAAAGCTGAATACCAGCATCGTGGTAGCGGTAAAGGCCACTGGGGGCATACTGTTAGATTAATAGAAGAGCCCGAGCAAAAGTCTGAAAAGTTTCTTGGCACAACAATTGATCCTGACGAAGTAGAAGAAGTGTTAGAGTGGGCCAATGAAAATTCCAATGCCCGCAGAATCAGCTACGACACATGGCAATTTAAGTCAAAGGAAGAAGCTGAACATTTTATTATGGTCTACAATATTAGGTGGGCGTGATGGGAACTAAAACCTTCTTTGAGCGCGATGGCTATAAAATTGTCGGTGATGAAAGAGATATTGCTATTCCAACAAAGTATACATTGGAAGTCGAGCGTTGGTGCCAGGACAATGAGATAAAGTTAGAGTTGGTTCTTTCTGGTCTGTCAAGAAGAATGGTTGAAAGAACCTTTCATCACAATGTGTGGCGGGTGCGTGATCAAAATGAACGTGCCTTATTTTTATTAAGGTGGTCCAATGTCGATAGTTAAAACTGCTGTACAACAACAATGGCAACTTATTGATCCTGTGCCTCAACATATTACTGTGTTAGACAAGGGACTGGTTGATGATTCGATGTGGTATACTGTTAGATGCAGTAAGGAGGCCTCAAAATGGCTACGGTCCTTACACGACGGCCAATGGCATCAGCACATTGATCATAATTGGTATACTGTTGCAAATACATTTGACATTGACCAAGAAACTTATATCATGTTAAAATTACAATGGGGTGAATGATGGAGTCTTGGGGTGTCCATATTCGTCGTAGTGTAAATTTGGGCCATTCATGGAAATTTGAATGCTTTGCTTACCACGACAAAATCAAGTATCCTCCGTTCCCTGGACACTCTGTATTAAAGGACTGGTTAGATGCTAACTGCTCAAGTGCCCATTATGAAGTAAAGTTTGCGCCGCCGCCAGAATCGTTTAGTAGCTATTTGGAGGTAGTATTTGATGATCCAGAAGAAGCAATGATGTTTAGGATGATGTTTTCATGAGAGTATTAAACAAAAGATTTTGGCCCATTCAGCTCAGCTTGCCTGTTAAAGACATGTACACCAACGATGACCGAATTATTTGGCTTAGGCAGAATTTGCCAAACGATGCCTGGCGTTTCAACGAGCACAATTCTACGTTTTGCTTTGCCAACAAAGATGATGCTGTGATGTTTAAATTAACTTGCTCATAACGTGGATTACACTATTATTACAGACGGTTGCGATTGCTATCCATGGCACGAAGTGTATGCTTGGTGGCCAGTTAAGACCATCTACGGAGAATACGTATGGCGAGAAAAACTTTTTAAGCGTAAGGTATGGGTGTCGTGGGGGCATGGATTCCACATGGAGCCACATGTACAATATGCAACTGCTTTTGATCTGATCACATATGACCCTAATGCCCGATATCAAAGCTAGGTATGCGGCTTGGAAAGAAGACCGCTTTCTAAAAAAGCATCATTGCCGCAATCGCAAGGAATACGAGCGCAATTACGATCCGGACCATGTGCCCCGTGCTACACAAATAAAAAACTACTATCAAGGCTACAAGCATATTCATTGTTTTGAAAATTACGAAAACTTTGTTTATAAAAGAATATATGATTACGGTCCTGGTGGTTATAGAGATGGGTTCCATGTTATATGCGAATGGTGTGAAGAACACTTACAAGGCAAGTGGCGGTATGATTGCCATCGTGTTATAAACTGCCCAGCAACTGCTAACCAATGGGAAATAAACGAAATAGGCGGTGGTGATCATTGGTTCTTTGCTTTTCAAGACGACGAAGACTATTTTATTTTTAAACTGCAATGGGGACAATGACACAACGAGTTATCATACGAGAGCTGGGCAGACATCACGGCGCTCGCTATTACACACTAAAGCCAGAGGGGTATACTCCCAACTGGGAGAATCAAACTTGGCATGAAATGATAGAATGGTGTGTAGAGCAGTATGGAGTCGCTGGTGATGTGTGGGGCGAAGAAGGTGTTTGCCATCGTTGGTATGTTAACAATGCAAAGTTTTGGTTTCGCGAGCAAGAAGATGCCGCAATGTTTATATTGAGATGGTCATGAGTATAACCTATAAAACAAACGATGCGTGGCCAGGAATAAAGTTTCCAGTGTTGCACAAAGTCACGTATGCTAAAACAGTGGATGGTGTACAAGCACAGTGGCAAATAAGCTACAAAGATTACAAGGTAAACGAATGGCTTAAAGAAAACTGTCGCAGTCCCTACTATCACAGTCCTGGCTACTTGCAAGAGAAGTTTATACAATTTGAATGCGATGAAGAGGCGGCGCTGTTTGCGTTGACATGGGCGTGAGTAAATTTGAAATCAATAAACTATTCAAGCTACCAAGTGGTATTCATATTCCCTGTGGGCTAAACTATAAAGAAAAACTTTGGTGGAGATTTATGCCCGGGGTCATCATCAATGTAAAATGGCCCGCTGGCAATATTGTTGTAGATCATAATGATCCTCGATGGTGCGACATTGGAGGAGCAGTATGGGTAGACTTAGGGTTCAGTGCTGATCCTAATGAACACTACAGGCCCTGGATGGAAGAACACATAGGGCGACAAAAATGGGATTGGGATTGGGGCATGGCAGATCGCGATGCTACAGACAACCGGTTAACAATTAAGATTAGACAAAAGCATTATGATAATGCAATAATTGCAAAACTAATGTGGACATGAAGAAAACAGCAGTACAGGCCCTTGAGGACCAAATAATGGAACGTGCCGCTAGGCAAATGGCAGAAGACATTGACCAAGGAATAATGTTCGACCTGCTACAACAGATGGGATGGACACGAGTAGAGTTGGCTAGCAAATGGTTGCCAGTTACTGGCATAGAATTACACGAATGGAGAGAAGCAAATCTTACAGGTCACTGGCGTGCCCATAACAATGTATGGATGTTTGAAAATAAGAATGACGCGGCGCTTTTTAAACTAACTTGGAGTTAATATGTACGAAGAATTTACATGGGACAATGCAAAGCATGATCCAATGATAATTGAAGTTAAGCATCACGGCCGTGTAATACTACACTTCTTTCTTGGCGAAGCAATGGAAGGTGCAGGCCGCAAACGTGTAATGGCCCATGTGCGTGAATGCGACCATAGTCCCTGGATGAAGGAATGGCACCAACAAGCACAAGACGAAATGCTTGACAAACTTAAACAATAATGCTATACTGATATATGACTGACGAAATCAAAAAACAAGAAGTTCTAGACAAGCTACACGAGACTGGCAAACAAATGCGTGAAGCCTTTGACGCTTACCAGCAAATGGCTAATTCATATTACTCAAGCCTTGAGCCAGAAGAACAACTAATGGCATTTTGTGCTATTGTGGAAAAGCTATGCCAAGGCGAGCTAGATGAGGGCCGAAGCTATCGAGGTATTTTGTATACTACCTTTGGTTGGGGGCCAGAAGCTTACTCTGCGGCGCAACATGCAGGCTTCCTAGCACTACACAATTCCATCTACAAGTTCGAAGACCTAAAGCATGTGCTTGTACAAACTCTCAAAGAATTGGAACTTGAAGTAGACGACGAAAAGATGTCAGATGCGCTGGCAAAACACTTCTTCTAAAATAAAATACATAATACATGTTTGTTGACGCATATCACGATAAGAAAAAAGAAATCATCCACGTTGTAGAACGTGTAGATGGCAAAAGGATACTCAAAGAGTACCCTGCAAAGTATGTACTGTACTACCCAGACAACAAGGGCAAGTTCACTAACATTGCTGGCGATCGAGTCAGTAGAGTTCTGTTAAGCAATGCCGCGGCCTTTGACAAAGAGCGCCGTATCCACTCTAACAAAAAACTATGTGAAAGCGATTATAAGCCGCTTAACCGTTGCTTGGAAGAAGTGTATGGCGGTCAAGATGCACCTAACCTTCACGTTGCCTTTTTCGACATTGAGGTCTCTTACGACAAGGTAAAAGGCTTTGCGCCACCTGATGATCCTTTCAATTACATTACCGCTATTACTACACACTTGCAATGGATTAATAGAACTATTACTCTTGTTCTAAAGCCAGAAGCAATGGTGCAAGAAGTTGCCAAAGACATTGTATCTAAGTTTGAAGATACTATTCTTTGCGAAGATGAAAAAGAAATGTTGGAGATGTGGCTAGACCTCATCGACGATGCAGACGTGCTAAGTGGTTGGAACTCAGAAGGCTTCGATATTCCATACACAACTAACCGCATTACTCGTGTACTAGGCAAAGAACACACTCGCCGCATTTGCTTGTGGGACCAGTATCCTAAAAAGCGCGAGTATGAAAAGTATGGCAAGACATTAGAAACATATGACCCTATTGGTCGTGTTCATCTTGACTATCTTGAACTTTATCGCAAGTACAACTATCACGAGATGCACACTTACCGACTTGACTTTATTGGCGAGTATGAACTAGGTGAGAATAAGATTCCGTATGAAGGTACACTGGATCAGTTATACAACAATGACTGGGAAAAGTTCATTGCTTATAACAGGCAAGACGTTATCTTGCTACAAAAGCTAGACAATAAACTAAAGTTCATTGAGCTTACTAATCTGATTGCACATGCTAATACTGTCGGACTTCGTGCTACGCTAGGCGCTGTGGCGGTTACTGACCAAGCTGTTATCAACGAAGCTCATAGACTTGGATTGGTGGTTCCGGATCGTCCACGTCGTGGCGATAGCGAAGACAATGCGGCGGCTGGTGCGTATGTTGCTGTACCTAAAGCAGGTATGCATGAGTGGATTGGCTCCATGGACATTAACTCGCTGTATCCTAGTTTGATCCGTGCGTTAAACATGAGCCCAGAAACTATTGTTGGACAGATTCGTCAAACAAGAACTAACGAAGGCATCAGAGAATTTAAAGAAGCAGGCAAAGGCATCGCTGAATTCTGGGAAGGTAAGTTTGCTTGTTTTGAATATGAATCTGTAATGAATCGCGAGATTGGAACTACAGAAATTGTTGACTGGGCAGACGGTACTAGCACAGAAATGTCTAGCGCCGAAGTGTACGACTTTATCTTTCATGGCGGCAAGCCTTTGATGCTAAGTGGCAATGGCACTATCTTTAGCTATGCAACCAAAGGTGTTATTCCGGGCCTGCTTGAACGCTGGTATGCTGAACGTAAAGAGCTACAAAAGAAAGCAAAGGAAGCATACGGTACAGACATGTATGACTTCTGGGACAAGCGACAGCTAGTTAAGAAGATTAACTTGAACTCTGCTTATGGTGCGTTGTTGAACGCAGGTAGCCGATTCTTTGACCAACGTTTAGGTCAATCTACTACACTATGCGGGCGTCTTGTTGCACGCCACATGGCAGGTGCTGTAAATGATTGCTTGACAGGTGAAAAGGATCACATGGGTAAGGCTATTATCTATGGTGATACTGACTCTGTTTACTTTTCAGCGGTGCCTGTATTCAAAGAACAAATTGAATCTGGTGAAATTGATTGGACAGTGGATAAGATTATTGAGCTGTATGATGCTATCTCAGAACAAGTAAACGGCACCTTCCCTGCGTTTATGAACTATGCCTTTAATGCTCCAGCAAGCCAAGGCGAGATCATCAAAGCAGGTCGAGAAGTAGTTGCATCAAAAGGCATTTACATGACTAAGAAGCGTTATGCTGTTCTTATCACTGACAAGGAAGGCAAGCGCAAAGACATCAACGGCTCAAGTGGCGAGCTTAAAGCTATGGGTCTTGACATGAAGCGAGCTGATACTCCAGAGTTCATGCAACGTTTCTTGGAAGAGGTTCTGGTTATGGCACTTGAAGGTAAGGACCAGTATGAAGTCATGGCTCGTGTCAAGCAGTTCCGTGAGGAGTTTAAGAGTCGCCCAGGTTGGGAAAAGGGCACACCTAAGCGTGTTAATAATCTAACTAAGCATACAGACACATACGTCAAGACTGGTAAATGTGGTGTTGGACATGCAATGGCAGCTATTAACTGGAACCGTATCAAAGAAGCATTTGGAGATAGACGCAGTATGGATATTACAGATGGTCAAAAGGCCATTGTATGTAAACTGCGGTCCAACCCAATGCAAATCAATTCAATTGCTTATCCAATCGACGAAATGAACTTGCCTGATTGGTTCAAGCAACTACCATTTGATCATACTGCTATGGAAGAAACAATCATTGACAGTAAGATTGAAAACCTTCTCGGCGTCTTAAAATGGGACTTGAACCTAAGTAAGGACCGAGGATTCATCGACGACTTGTTTTCCTAAATGGACAAACGGGTCTTGACTTTACCCCTAAATCTAAATACAATCAACATATCGCAGGAGATTCATAACAATGTTAAAAGATATTACGCTTGATGTAGCTAAAAACATCGCCAGCCTTGGCCTCTTTGAAGAGATCTTGGTTGAACAAGAAGCAGACTCTACTAAGTTTACTGCATACCCCGAAGGCAGTTTGCTTACCGTTCTAGCTAATAGTAAGGACAAAGTCGCAGACTTACCAGACACATTTGGTATGATGAACTTAGGTTTCTTTATTGGTTTAACCAATTTGTATCGCGGAGAAGATTGCTCCGCAAGCGTTGGTACTGATAGTGCCGGCAGTAAAGATCGACTGGTCTTTACAAACAAGGATGGCAACAAGGACGAATATCGTCTTACTCCTACTAACTTGATGAAGACTAAGACTCGTACATTCAAAGGTACAACCTGGGAAGTTGTTGTTCAACCACAAGCAAACAAGATTAGCGAGCTACTTGCTCGTGGCGGCTTGTATGCAGCCATTGAACCGAACTTTATCGCAAGTACAGAAAACGGTAAATTGGTGTTTACATTTGGTAGCGGCCAAGGTGGCGGCCACGCTGGTAAATTTATCTTTGCAGATACCACACAAACACTAAAGCGTCCTGTAGCACTTTCCATTCAAGCTATGATGACAGCATTTAAACAATGTAGCCAAGGTACTCCTGTACTAAGTCTCAGCGAAAAGGCGGCCCGTGTCGAATTTGACAGCGGACTAATTGCTTACCAATACATCGCTGGCGCACAATAAATGACTATTGACTTAACAAAGAAAGCCGTAGAAGGCAATTACGCCTTCTACCTTCCTGCTATCAGTGGCTTCTATACCAAGCAACTTGGTAAGATTGCTTCCGACCCTACCTTTGTTGAGCCCGGGCGTTTGCCTGCAGGATTTGAGCATGGATTTGATGGCGTTGACTTTTTAAAGAAAGACAACTCTTACTTTCACTATGGCGTGGCTCTTTACTCAGCAGGTCATGCCGACCGCAACTTGACTCGTTGTAATGACAAGGAGCCAATGATTCACAAGCGTGATCGCAAGAACACAATTATCGTTGGCGACAGTTCTGGTTTCCAATTGGCAACTGGTGTTATCAAGATGGACTGGAAGAACATCAAGGGCGCTGAAGGTGATAAGTTCCGTGAAGAGATTTTACGCTACTTGGAACATACTGCTGACTGGTCCATGACACTTGACGTTCCTGCGTTTGCCGCGGTGCCTCCACTAAGTGCCAAAACTGGATTGACCAAGTTTGAAGATACGCTAGACATTTCAGTACACAACCTTCATTACTTTATGAAGCATCGTGTACCAGGTGCTACTAAGTTCTTAAACGTTATCTCAGGTAGCACACCTGACAACTCTAAGCTGTGGTATGACACTATCAAACACTTTAGCAAGCCGGCGGCTGTTAAAGAAATGGGTTATACTGAAGACCGTACGCTAGAAGGTTGGGCATTCGCTGGTATTAACATGAAGCACATGCCTAGCGTATTAAATCGCTTGCTAGACCTAATTGAGGATGACTTGATTAAGGACAAGGATTGGATTCACTTTCTAGGTATTGGACGACTGAAGTGGGCTTGCTACTTGACCAGTATCAAACGTCAACTGCAAAAGCATTACAATCCAAATATCAACATTAGCTTTGACGCGGCAAGTCCGTTTGTTGCGGCAGGTGGCTATGCATTGTCTTACAACTACAATTACTTTACTCCACAGAAGCTAACATATTCTATGGGCAAGAGTATTGACGATAAGGGCCTTAAAGGTTCTAAACTGGCTATGCCGCACCAAGGTCCTATCATGGAACGACTTGTTGCTGGTGATATCTGTTATCTTGGTCCTAACGATGCTAACAAGGTAGGAAAGGTTGGAAAGACGTCTTGGGACACCATGTCCTACTTGCTCATCATGGCACATAACG